TATATCTCCACGTGTACGGAAACCAACAAAACTTGTGGCGATATCGAATTTCCCCATCTTTTAGAACTCGATTTTCCCAAATCATCTGGTGGCCTTCTTCATTTGGTCTTCAATCCACTTCTTGTGACGACCAGACACCACCCAAGTCGGAACCCATTCATTAATATAGTCAAATCCGTCTCGACGGGTGGTAAAGACTTCCGTGATGGTAATCCACTCCAACCAGTACCAATCTTCGCACAAAACACGATTATCAATATGGGATTTCTTGGTAGTAAAACTATACTTGAAGAAGCAAAACTTTTCCCGAAATCGAATTTCTCCATCCCGAGAATAACACACAGAACCGTTCATTTAGAATCCCTCTTCAGTTTACGTTTACACGCCAGACACGCCGTTCCTTCTTGCTTGACCGTCTTGGTACAACCGTAGATTCCTTGACAAGCGAATCGTCCATTATCCGTTTCCGGTGCCCTCTCCGGTTTCCAGCCCCAATTTCCACTCATATAATTCCTTGTATTCTTCTGGTGTAAATTCAATCGAACGTCCATATCGCACACGCTTACGAAACCGCATGAGGCGAATGTGTTCTTTACAGCATTCATCACAAATTGTAATCGTGATGCTTTCGCTCTCAAAGGAGTCCCAAAATGTTGAACCATAATGCCCCATGGTGTCGAACTCCGTTCCTTTATAGGGAACCGCCCAAATGCCTTGGTTCCCCTGAGAGTCAACCCCGTCTCCACCACACGGACCAGCGGATTCGGTCATCGCTTTCCCACACTTGAAGCACGGGAGCAAATCCCCAATTTCTGTTCGAACGTAATTGTTCATATAGTTCCTCCTCAAAGGTAAAATAGCGGGTGTAGGGATTGCGCCTACCGTCTCTTGGTTATGAGCCAAGCGAGCCTCTTTTGCTCCATTCCCGCGTCAATGACTGTTGGGGTACAAGCCGCCGCGACGGACCCTACGGGGACAGTTAACTCCCTGATACCGCTAAACAGATTCGAACTGTTGCATGGGAGCTTATGAGACTCCTGCCTTAACCAACTTGGCTATAGCGGCATACTTCTTCGGTGCATTATCAGGTTTCTTTTGTGAAACTTTTTGTTTTTAATGCCACCAGCAGAAGTCGGTTGTTGACTGTGACAATTGGGGCACAAAAATCTTATGTTTTTTGGAGAAGAATCATCAGAATTTCCATCAACGTGGTCAATTTCTAAAATCAATTTTAAACCATTGTGTGACCCATTATTTGAACACAACTCACACTTATATCCGCGAGTTTCTATCAAAAAGGTTCTCAAAACTCTTCTATCTTTCACCAATCCATTTTTCAGTTTTTCTAATCTTTTTTCGTCTTTGTGAGAAAACTCGCACTTCTTATCACAATATTTTCCATATTTTTTGGTTTCTTTTTTGCAGTATACACACCAGCGCGGCACTCTTTTTCTTTTTGGAAATCTTTTGCCGTTTTCCACCCCTGCACACTTTTTCGAACAGAATTTATACTTTCTTTTTTCATATACAAGTGGGGCTGTACAAGTCATACAGCGTGTTGGCGTTTTATTGTATTCTGATATTCTTTTCTGTTTTTGTTTTCTGTTGTATTTTGCGGCACCCGCACCCGCTAATACACAAACTTCTTTTCTGGTCATCGTCATATTCAAATCTCCTTGGGATAACTAACCAAAGAGTATTTATACGTTTGAATATCTCTACAACCTAAAATTGGCACAGAGAGATTCGAACTCCCGCTCGTATCGTGTCGGGATACTGCTTTAGACCAGACTAAGCTATGCGCCAGTGCCAACTCTCAGAATTGAACTGAGCCATTCTGCTCTTCAGACAGACGTTCCGACCACGTAAACTTAGTTGGCGTAGTCAATAGAGGTTTTACAGACCACGTATGCTCTGTAGACATATTGCCGAGAATTTGATATCGTCATCACGGTACCGAGCATTTTGAAGTTATCTCTTCGCTTTTCCCTGACTAATGGTCCCCGTTCCATTCCAGTAGAGGATGGCGAGCCGTCATGTCTGACAGAAGTTTTCACAAAAGCCTTATACCGCGCATCCACGGTGATTCTTTTGTTATTGTTTCTTGCTCTCTCCATCCATTTTCTCGGGGGGATTCGAACCCGCCATGCGTTCTACGCCGACTTGCCATTCGTCCACGAGAAATACATCGCCTAATATTGTGATGATAATGATTGATGTACGGCTTATCCTCAGAACATTCGGCCATCACACCGCAATTCGTCGGACCCACCGATAGCGCATGTGGAAATCGAATCCACCTGTTATCCAGTTCCCGAAACTGGCGACCCTGACCTTGAGTCCGATGCGCTGTAGTATTGTGGGAGGCTGAGAATACACCTTCCGTAGTCGTCCTTTCAAGGGATTATGAGCCAGTGTCCCCACCAGCCTTTCCCCTCTTTTCCACTTCCGCAAGGAAGTAGACAACCGAAGCAGTTCTTTTTAAGGTCTGAACAGTGTGACCGTCATCTTACGCTACTCCACGTTTTCTCTACCACCGACCTTGCGAGCCGTTAGTCTCCGCTAGGAGATTATGTGCGAGTCTGCATGAAAGATTGTCAGGCTTGGGGCCATCGAATCTGCCTTCTTCCTTACGGGAAGGCATTATGCTACTTTTCGCGTTAAGACCGAGGAAGTCTTTCCTTTTTTGTGTTTGGCAATATCCAAATTATTGTGGGCTTCTAACCCTAAACGAACTTTGAGTGAAGTGCTTCCTCAGTTGTTCCAGTATCTTTTGGATACCAGAATGCAACACTCCACGGCTACCTTTCCCCTTGCTCCGGGTACTTAATCTGTTGTCAAGATTTAGGGCGAGGCTATTTGGAATAGCACCCCGCTCAAACCTTTCGACATCACACCTAGCCCTTGGGTGCAACCCCTTGGACATGCGTGTATATCTGTTACCAATCCGTCTTCGAATAGTTGGTTGTGTAGAGTACCCAGCACCACCTGTCAGTCTTCCCCACCCGCTTTCCTTGCGGAGCGTCGATGAGGCTTTCTTCTCTACCTACTCTTCAGACCTATCTCCACCGTTACAGTGAAGCGGGAGTGTTCGAATACCCCCTCGGTCAGACTTGTTTGGGTGAACTGGCTTTTGGCCAGCGGTGCTTACAAAGATACACACCTTTATGCGTCTTGCGACACACTGCTCTTATGGAGTCCAAACACCCCATCTTTCATTTGTTAATCAGCGAACCTCCACCACTCTGAAGGACAACTCCTTCAGAAAACGTGCAGGGCGTCCACACTTGGACCACAAGGCATAGCTGGTGTCGCATCGCCTTGACGAGGATTAGGCACCCCGTTCTCCCCGCTTCATGAAAGGAAGTTAGTGACCCTTCCTTCGTTTGTCAAGCCCTACTCGAACATTCCTTCTAACACTTCTTGATGGTCTTCCCAACTAACGGTCACCGGAATGACAATCAAGTATTTATCACGCTGTTGAACCGAGGAAAGCCAAGGATATCTGTTCCATACTTTTAGATGAGCCTTGAGTGCTGATTTGGCCCGTGATATGGTGTCATACGTCTGGGTTGGTTCATCAGTCCACCGGACTCCGCGAACGTTCCCACGACCTTTGAACTTCTTGCTAGGCACATCGTAGATGGCGTAGAAGGTTTTAGTTGTCATCTAACCTCACATCGATAGAAGAAATGGTATAGTCGTCTTGGACAATTGAGTCCACCAACGAACCCAGTCCTCTAATGGAACCACGTAGTTTCACACCGTTGGCCAACAACGATTTTACCATAGCTCCACTGAGTGTACTTAACACCTCTATGTCAGCAAACAACTTATCCCCCTCCCAATGAAACCCACGAACGATATGTGATACATTTTTGAGGTTTACCACTTGACCGTCAGGAGTACCCAATTCACCCAACGCTCTATTACCCCCAACAAACTCTTCGGTGTAATCCGCTACCGCCTTTTCCAAGACGGCTTTTGGATAGACTCTCCCGGATGGGTTTACTACATCAGCTTCTAGACAGAAGATTTTCATCTAGAACCCCGGAACCATAACAATCTCTTCAAGTTCGTTCCACATGGCCTGAATCATGATATCCCCACGGTCGTACAGGTGCTTGCGGAACGTCTCGTGTTCCCGCTGGTACATCCCAAGCTTGCCACCGCTTCCGGCGTTGGCGATGCGGTCAGCCAGTTTGACCTGAACCGCCCACACCCCCGCTTCACGAATCTTGGGATACTGAATCTCGTGCTTCTGCTTACGACTACCCTCTTTTGGGTTCGTAACGGCCAACACCAACTTGGCCACACGGTCACCAAACAGGTTGTCAATCTCCTCATACGTGGTGTCAGTGTCTTCCAGCACATCGTGCAAGATACCTGCCACAATCACATCCTCACGAGCCTTGTACCGCTGAAGTACACTCATCACACACGCAATGTGTACCATGTACGGCATGTCACTGTATTTCTGGTCACCGTGCTTCTTGGCGGCAAAGTACAGAGCCTTCTGAATCATATCCATGTTAGTCCTCACCATATCCGAATGCCAAACTTCTCAAATTTCTTCTTATCGCTGATAGACTTCATATCTAACTTAATCAGCCGAATGGCTTCTGTCAAGGCTTGGTCTTCTTCCGTGACCACCCCAATAATGTTTCCATTGTTGTGCAAACGGGTTAGCAAACTTCTGATAGCACGAAGATTCTTTATCACTTTTGTTCTGGACATCTTTTTGTTTTTCACTGTGACCTCATGATAAAGTTAAGCGGGTAGTGGGGTTCGAACCCACGGCATCCGGGTTGGCAACTCGGCATTCTACCACTGAATTATACCCGCGCTTTCCAAGCTTCCCTTCGTACTTCCTTTTCCAACGCCGTTGTTGCAATTCGAACAATTTCATCCAAAGAAAGACCTTCCATTCTCTTTTCGTCTGTCAGAAGAACATTAAACAACACACCCTCTGCACACAACGATGTTGCCGTATGCGGAAACACCGGGGTTCCTTCCCGCATCGCCACCTTGATATGGTCAACGATAGCGGTTGAGAGGTCGTATGTCAAGCCCCCACCTTCTGGCAAGACCTTGACCACGGACTGCACCGAAACAAACGTTTGTCCATGTACCGTGGTTCCCCGATGCGTTCGGTGCTGTTGGTCACCCAACGATTCTACGAAAAACTCTGGTTCGCAGTTTCCAAATACCTCATTGATTTGTCTTGCAATTTCCTGCCCAAGATTGTCATAAAACAGTTCAACCTCTTTCACCCTCTTCTTTCTGAACAAAGACAGCAACACATCGGTATTGACCACCGTTCTGATTTCTGCGGTGTCTTGGTCTAACTGTTTCAATGTTAGCGATACGAATTCCATAGGCTCCTCGTAATGGTACCAACGATAGACGCGGCCATTATAATAGCAATTGCCAATAGTCCCATCAAAATATCATCGAAAAGATTTAGATTGTTGACAACATGGTACGCTACAACCCAAACCATACCAGACACTACCATCACCACAGAACCCACGGCGATGTCCTTCAGGAAGTCTTTCATTACCGATGATACCCAAAGATGTTGCGCTCTGCCACAACCTTGTACTGCTTACCATCCAACGTGATGGTTGACGCATGACCCTTGGCGTACCACACGGTATCACCAACCTTGGTCAACATTTCTCCACGGACACCGGAATCATAGATATGACCGGGACCAACCGCCACAACAGTACCGTGAGTGATGGCACCGTTCGCCTGAGCCGTCTCTGGGATGTACAAACCACCAGCGGTCTGTGTCTCGGAAGCGGTTGAAGGGGTGATAATAACGTTGTCGGAAAGCGGATTAAACATTGTTGTCTCCATGATATTGGGTGTTGTACATTTTTCTTCCTTTCACCCACCCATTAGGAATAAGTGAGTTCACTAACACTTTTTTGTTTCTTTTCTCTTTTTCGTTTGTTATCCACATAGTTCCATGTTGTGAATTTCCTCTTCCTCTCTGTGCCGTTGAATTTGCCATTCCTATCCTTTTCTTTGTTTCTTCTGTATGTCGTTTTCCTTTGAAGGTTGGATTGGTTTTTCTTCGTTCTAAACATTCCTTATATCGAAGTGATTTCGCTATAGCTTCATACCACCGTTTTCTTACCTGCGCGGCATATTTCTTGTTTTTCATCAAGTCTTGGAGTATTTTATTTCCTTTTTTGGAAAAGGAAATGTGGTCTAATCCACCATCAAACGGGGATACCCCTCCCGGAGATATATTGTATGTTGTATTGTTATCTATAACAACCATTTCCCGTTCTCTATCAAACATTTCTTTGATGGATGAACACTCCAACAACACTTCTTTTTTGAAGTTTTCCGTTCCATATTTCTTTATGGCTTTTTTAATAAGTTCTCCAGAACCCATATAACCATCATTCTTATTGACAGTTCGGTGTGCGCCAATATAGAATTTTCCGTTGATAATGTTGGTTATTTTATACACTAAGTAGTACATTTTCTCTCCTGAGAAGTGTACCACTATTTATACAAGTTCAATACTCTAAACGAGCCAGCAGAGATTCGAACTCTGAAGATTGACGGGTTTGGAATCCGTTGGCCTACCTTTTTGGCCCTCTGACTCAAAATGGTGGATTTTGATTTTCCCCGACTCCCTGCGCTCTGCACAGGTCCGCAAGAACACGACTAAACGAGGTCATCCAGTTCCACCAACTGGTCGAATATTAGAGAGTCATTGCCCGTCATAGCCTTGGTGAGCCATTACCTCACCAACTAGCTGGTAGGATTACTCTTTCGTACAGTGTAGTGGTCTTAACGCTTATGCTCCTAACTGGCCTGAGCCAGTGCATCCTTGCGAGTGATGCTCTATTCTACAGTGCCCCTAGAGAGATTTGAACTCCCGACGCACGGTTCCGAAGACCGTCGCTCTTCCGGACTGAGCTATAAGGGCGTAAGTATACTACCATGTTTCATCGAAGTCAAGTGGGGATTGTGGCGAGATTAACACCCGCTTTGATATAGTCACACGGCGTTCCTTCCGTGTTACACAACCCAATAGCTCTAAGCAGATTCGAACTGCCGTCCCCACCTTGAGAGGGTGGTGTCCTTGTCCCCTAGACGATAGAGCCGTGATATGTCAAGTGTCGGGTGTTGTATAGGATTCGAACCCTGTCGGCATACCAACCGACCTAGCCCCCGCTAAGGAGTTTTCCCACACTTGACAAAAGTAGGCGTGGTGGGAATTGAACCCACAACTTTTCGTATATAAGACGAAATTTCTGACCATTGAATTACACGCCGTCAGTTGTTCTATAAAACGCCAAGAAGTTCATCAATCGTTGAAATTGTTTTCAACCTATCTAGATGTTTTTTGAACACAAGCTTTATCGGTATTATCTTTGATACAACATCAATCTTTTTCTTGTCAATTTCTGAAAAGTATCCCTTTACTTCTAAGTACAAATTTTCATTTGGTAGAAAGAAGTCTGGTGTATACGTTCTTTCTTTCCCTTCAAGAGTGTAAGAAATGTAAATTCTTCTTTTCCAGAGTATATCATTTTCATTCAGCCACTCTGCGGTTTTCCGTTCCCAAGTACCACGAACAACATATTCATCGCCCAAGAGGTTTTTATCTTAAACCATTTTATTGAACGAAATCCTCCTCCACCGTTTCAGGACTACACTCTCTGGCTTAAGGGGCCAGCGACTTTACCGTTTGTCCACTTTCGCATTTTCAAACAATGCACCGGATGGGAGTCGAACCCATAACTTTCCGCTTAAGAGGCGGATACTCTGCCAGTTGAGTTACCAGTGCGTGGAGGGGGACAGGTTCTTTATACCTTTTGCAATAGGGACTCCCCCAGACCCGATGTAATGTAGAGGTAGCAGTCAGGTGCAGAGTCGATGACTCCTTTGCTGTCCGAATACAAACGTGTTGACGCACATTTACGGATGGGGCTTGAGGCTCCGTCAAGAACCTTGTTTCCCTAAACCACAACCTCCCAATGAGTTGGACGCTTTCCAAGGGCATCGACCTTGTTCACAGTGCGTTGGCGCACACCGTAGAATGGGGCTTGGACTTCCGCCAAGAAGTCTGTGTTCCCCTGAGAAACCATCCTAAGCTCCACGGCAGACTTGAACTGCCCTTTCAGGTTTACAAAACCCGTACATCGCCATCTATGTTTGTAGAGCAAAAGGACAATACAGAACTCTACTTGGTTGCGACACCTGTTTGAGTATTACGTCATGCTGGTGCGCCTAGTGAGAGTTCGCATTTACACTAGGTTAGTCTCACCAACCCTATTCTTATCTGTACTATCCAGCTTGTCACGGAGCTTATCCCGCAACAATATTTCCGGTAGGATTCGAACCTACGATGCCCCCTGCAATGGGGGTGCCGTGACCGCTTGGCTACGAAAATCAACGTATGAGACTTGGGATTGCAGTCCTTTCGTCAACGTTGTGTCTTACCTCCTCTCCTAATCCCTGCAAGGATAATTCAAGTCGGCCCAACATTCTTTCGGTTCAGTATACCCTTACCCGCACACACACGGGAACAAAAGGCCACTTTCCCCTTTAATCTTTGTTCTCTGTAGATATCCTTACCACAGAAATGACATCTATAACTAAATTTCGGTTTTCGGTTGTCATAAAGGCTGATGACATTTTTCGTGTGATACTTTATAGCGCATACGAGGCTCGAACTCGTAAGTCTCAGGAGTGAAAATCCTGCGTGTTAGCCTATTACACCAATGCGCCATGTGACAGTTTCCCCACTCAATGTTGCGCTTACTGTCTTAAGGCAACCGCTTCTGCTGTGGAGTTCGCACCAAGTCATTAATCAACCGTTCGTCAGACTTGAAATTGAGAACGAGAGGGAATTTATGGTCTTCCGACCTCCGTATAGTACCACCGGATGTGGTGTTTGTCAAGTCCTGAGAATGTACAGTTACAAGGAACGGCCCCTCGTACTTAGCTAGGTGTGTGCTGACACGTTCGACTGTACAATGCGCCCAGAGGGATTCGAACCCCCACCATACGGATTAAAAGTCCGTTGAACTAACCGTTAAATTCGATGAGCGCGTGAAGGGGTTTGCAACCAGTCAGATTGCATTATGGCACTATCCCCACTTACCAGAGTGTTCCTTCTCAAGGGACACACAACGATTCTGGCCTTTGTTTAACGTCCCAACCATGAGGGACGGACGATATAGCGACCGTTGGGGGAATCGAACGCCCCATCTTCTAACCACTACAGGATATCGCCCGTAGTTCGGGTTAAACGCATGGACCGTGGGCTTACTGGCCAGTATCACCCCTCGCTCATGCTGAACGGTCATTTGTACTACAAGGTTGTTTCAACGTGACCGACCGGATTCAAACCGATACGAAGAGCGTTTGGAATTTCTCTTCCGGGATTGTCCTTTCCCTATGTCTATCATGTTCCATCACAGTCACAGTACCGCCAGTGGGACTCGAACCCACAATGCCCTTTCGGACTCCGCATCCTAAGTGCGGCGCTTTGCCATTTTGCCATGGCGGTATATTCCATTTAGGATGAATGGAGAACCCCCAATCGATATCACACAGCTTGCGCTGGTGTTGATGTGATACCAACAATGTCAACACGGCACCATGGTAGGTAATGGGTGTACCTAAACGTACACTACTATCTTCAGTTGTCAATAAACACTTCTATAGCCTAACCCCTTACATTGCGTTTGTCAAGGGGTGCTTCATCTTTCTGGTGGGACTCGAACCCACAATCCCCCGCTAGCAGAGGGTGTTCTCCATTTCACCACAGAAAACCTTCAGAGGAGAGTAGAGGAATCGAACCCCACACCTTGCGGTGTCCATGGATTTCAAGTCCACTTGCAAACCGTTTCGCGGTACTCTCCAAATTGGCGAACCACCCATGTCAGCGTGTGGTTCCTTACGTCGATAACGCTCCCTTACAGAATGCAGTACTAGATTTCGCCGTTAGCGACAGGACACGGGTACGTCATCTGCATTCACGCCTCTGGCGAGGCTGGTGTATCGAACCAAATGGGAAGTGTGGGACTCGAACCCACGGTTATACTTGTGTGTAGGACAAGTGCCATAGCCGCTAGGCGAACCTCCCGTGATACTACTGATTCTCTTCTACAATCTTGATGGCCCATTCTACCGCGTCTAAATCTTTCAAAAACTGTCTCTTCACTTCACCCTCGGAGAACTTGCGTGTCTCGCCATCCAACCTCGCTAGCACATGGTGCAATCGCTCAATCATTTCGCTGTATTCCACATTACCCCCAGAGAGTGTTACCCATATCTTACACCCCCTTCCTGCGTTTGTCAAGCCCCCTAAAATCTGAAGCCCCTTTCCAGTTTGGTAACCAGAAAGGGGCCGAAGAAACACCGGAAACCTGACTAGAAACTTGAACCTTGTGTACCAGACTTGCTCTCAAGTGACGACTTGGTCACTTCAGATTTCCGTTCTGTCCAGAGTATAAAATGTGTTCTAATCATTTCTCTTTTCCTTTCTTGGTTTTGGCTGGACTCGCTTTGGGCGGTTCCGTAACTGTATCCACGCTTGGTGGGACAGGACTTCCGGTGACGGTTTCAGCGGACTTCGTGTCTGGGTCAACGGACTTCAAAGCCGAGGCTGGGTCGCCAGTTTCCTCATCTGTATTTATACACGTTTCAATCCCTAGAGCGGGACAAATGACCCAAAAATCAGGATATTTTTCCAAAAGATTTTGGTCCTTTACCATGGTCAAAATCAGGGCTTCCTGATAGTGCAAACCCTGTAACAGGGCAGTCCAGCTATCCAACAACTTCTTTTCGTCAATAACCTTTAAAGCACCACCCTTTACGTAATTCTGAATCCGACGGAATTCGGTTCGAATGTTGGTATCAGAAATACTAGACGGCAAATCTGGCTCTGGCTTAAACCGTTCTGGCAATCCGGGTGGAAGACGGTCAATCTTATAGTCCGGGTTGACAGCCATCTTGAGCAATGACCACAAATACGGTTCCTTCTTGCACATGTCATCCATGGCTTTAATCTTTAAATCCATGTCATCTAATGCGGAAACTCTGTCAAGAATTTCATTTACCTGTAACTTAGCCATTTTGAACCTCATTCCTGATGTTATGTAAAATTGTTTCTATTGCGGTTGTATCAAACAGCACGGGACCATTAACCCAATAGAGAAATCC